GGATTATTCGGTTCAACATCGGACCAAAACACACATATGACATACAGAATCTTTGATTCTGGTTTTAAAATGGTTGGATCACCTTGGGGTGCTGTGTGTAACTCAACAACTAACTATCGTTTTGGAATTTTAGGGGATGCTTCTTTTGCATACAATATGTCGGACCAAGGTAATGACATTGGGCACGATAACTTAACTTCAGAAACATATTCAGACTGGTCAAAATATTGGAAATCAGTTTATCAGATTGACCAATATCCTCACGCACAATATTACACTTCATCTAGGGATGGTTTTATCTCTTGGCAAAACTTCCACCACTATACATCTAACTTTGAATATGATAATGGTTGGACAAAACTTAACCACGTTTTACCAGAAGGTATTAGACCTAGAAGACTATTTACAAATAGAAGAAATATTATGAGAGAAATGCAAATGGGTAATAACTCAGCTGCTTGCCACGACTTCTATGACTACACTTCTAAAAAATTAGATAACACAAACACATACGCTTGTGGAACTGGTTATAACGAGAAAAACAAAATGCTTGTTATGGTTCACTCTAGTGATGAAGGTTCAAACACAGCAAAAACGGTTCACATTTTTGAATCAAGTAAGTGTTTAAACAAAGTAACTAAAATTAAAGAATACTTTGACAATCTAACTTCAACAGAATATTTTGATGACACTTGGACAACAGATAACAATAGAGATATTACGGTTGCTGTTGGTAATAACAAGTGGGTTGGTTTTGGACATAAAAACGGTAACTCAATGAGATATGCCGCTTTCAATTGTAAAAACGGAGAATCATTAGGAACTGCTGGTTCTGGTAGAATATATATTGGTTGGCAAGACTTTAACGGTTCAACAACTACATCATATGGTGCAAACCAAGGTGGTCAATATTACACTAAATTTAATACAACTTGGGATGGTACTTGGGGTATGATTTTTGCTCCTTACTACTACTACGGTTGTGGAATTAACGCTTGGTGTATGAACCTAGAAAATCCTAGAAAATTCATAAGTATTAACCAAACTAAATCAAGTAGATCAAATCCATATGTCGCTTGGGGACGAACAGGTTTCCACGGTGGATGGTCAGACAATACTGACTCAGAAATGTGGAGAACTTATAGTTGGTCTTTTGATCCTACAGATTCAGATCATACGGTTGACACACAAGTTTACTACGGTGCTAACGATAACAATGATGTTATCAGAAACGATAGTGGATTAAGAGGAACTACGGTAACTAACAAAACTGGTAACTACGGACTATCCGAATGTAGAACAGGTCTACACGGTGGTTTCTATTCTACTTGTTATCCAGTAATTTGCGGAGTTGACTGGTGGGGTAATTACGGAAACCAAGACGGTGCTTACGGTGGAAATTTCGGAGAATAAACAATTTAATTAGGAGAATTAAAAATGGCAACATATTATTTTAAAGTAGAAACAGGTGAACCATTCACTGCTAACGCTGTAACAGGTGAAGACGCTGTAGCAAAAGGACAAGCAGTAAAGGCAACGAATGCTCCTGACAATACAGAATCGTGGAGAATGACTTACAATTTTTCTACAAATGCTGTAGATGTTTATGCTGATGGTAAAGATGAAGCGGGTGCTCAGGAACAAAAAGCTGCTGACAACAAAGCAGAAGATGACGCTAATAAGGCCGCTACAGATGAGAGAGCTGCTGCTGCTAAAGCAGACGCATAATACTAGTTAATATCTTTAACTTTACATCGCTGGTTTTATATTATGTACGACATCAAAGAACTCACTAAAGAGATTCATCAAAACGCTGAACGGCAAGAGTTTGTAAAAACTCTAATGAGCGGTACGATTCATCCAGAATTGTACGCTATCTATCTCTATAATCAATTACAATGTTATTCTGTACTGGAAAAGTATGGAATGCACAATGATTTATTCAGACAAACCCCTGGTCTACAAAGGGCAGAAAAACTAGATAGAGATTTCAAAAAACTTTGGACTAAAAAAGAAAGACCTGTCATAACTGATAGCACAAAAGCATATTGTGAACACATTGAAACTATATCAGAAGATCCAGAAAAGTTATATGCACATATCTATGTTAGACATTTAGGTGATCTATCAGGTGGTCAAATGATTTCTAAAAAAGTACCAGTCAAAAGATACTATGATTTTGAAGGTAAAGGACAAGAGTGGAAAAGAATTGTAAAAGAAATCATAAACGAATATTTAAACACTTATCAAATTAATGTACTATCAGAAGCAAAAATTTGTTTTGCGTCTGCTACAAGTCTTTTTAAAGAGATGAAAGAAATTGAAGATAAGTATTATGCACCTTTAATATTAACAGATGAAGTATTTGATGAAAATAATAGAGATGTAGAAAATGATCCTTTCAAAGGAACAAGTATTGAGGGGAAAGATTAATGATTTGGGAAAGATTAGTTAAATTAGAAAAAGAAATTATAGAAGTTTTAGATAAACACTTGGTTGAATACAATGAACCAGGTATGGATAGATTTAATAAACCAGGTTGGACAAACCGTACTTGGTCTAATATGAGTATTAGACGAGCACACGTGGATGTAGTTGACGCCAGAGAAACTAAAGGTCTTTGGATGGCACATATATGTTTGTTTCCAATGTTAGAAAATGGTGGACCTATTTACGGTTTTGATATTATTGCAGGTAAGAAAAAAGTTACAGGCGCATTCCACGACTTTAGTCCACTATTATTAAAAGAACATCCCTTAACAAAATATTTTATAGAAGAAAATAAATGGTTTAAACCAAGTAAAGAGAGAGTTTTACCAGATTGGGCAAAAGCAATTTTTAGTAAAGGTATGATTGCCGCTGGTAATATTACGGAAGAGAGAGAGTTAAATCAAATATGTACATTAGCAGTATCAAATTTAAACACATATATTGATAAAATAAGTCATTACAATAGTGATTCAAAGAAAGAAGATGTAATAAGAGCACAAAATTTCTATTGTGAACACCAACAACAGAATCCACATACACCTAGAACAATGAAATCACTAGGTTTACCAGAGGAAGATATAAAGTTATTTTGCGCTGATAATCTCTTTCCGACCATTAAATAAATCTTATAAATAGTACAAAGACGAGGATTTAAATGGCACAACCAGCAACTAGAGAACAACTAAAACAATATTGCTTAAGAAACTTGGGTAAACCAGTCATTGAAATAAATGCTGATGACGACCAGTTGGAAGATAGAATAGACGAGGCACTTCAGTATTTTCAACAATATCATTATGATGGTATTAGAAGAACTTATTTAAAATACAAATTAACTGCTGCTGATAAAACTCGTTTATCATCATTAAATACAGAAGAAGAAACAGCAACAGATTCAAAAGATTCAAGTGTTACTACAAAATGGTATGAAGATAAAAATTATCTAGTTATACCTCCAAGTGTTCTTTCAGTAATTAATATATTTCCTTTTTCAGATAAAGGTAATATGAATTTATTTGATGTTAGATACCAATTAAGATTAAATGACTTGTACGATTTTTCATCAACAAGTGTAATTAACTATGATGTTGTATTAAGACATTTAGATTTCCTAGACCATATATTAGTAGGTGAAAAACCTATGAGATTTAATCAACACGATAATAGATTATATATTGATATGGATTGGAAAAATGATTTAACGGAAGATGAATGGTTAGTAATAGAGTGTTATAGAAAATTAGACCCAGCAACTTATACAGATGTTTGGGATGACATTTATTTAAAGAGATATACAACTGCTTTATTTAAAAAACAATGGGGTGCTAACTTATCTAAATTTAACGGAGTCGCAATGGTGGGTGGAGTAACTCTAAACGGACAACAAATTTTTTCTGAAGCAGTTGCTGATATAGAGAAGTTAGAACAAGAGATTAGAACGACATACGAATTAAACCCAGCATTTATGATAGGATAATGCAATGCCAGTCAATCATTACTTTCAAGGTGGCAACGGCATTGGTAATCAAAACGAAAAAAGATTACACGAAGATTTAATTGTTGAAGGTCTAAAGATATACGGCCACGATGTCTATTATTTACCACGAACATTAGTCAATAGAGATTTAATACTAGGAGAAGATACAACTTCTAGGTTTGATGACTCTTGGTTAATTGAAATGTATATTGAGTCAACTGAAGGTTTTGCAGGTCAACAAGAAATAGTTTCCAAATTTGGATTAGAAATTAGAGAAGACACTACATTTATGGTGTCTAAAAGAAGTTGGAATTATCACGTGGGTATGAAAGATAGTTTGGTTGCTGAAGGTAGACCAAACGAAGGTGATATAATATACTATCCTTTAATGAACTCATTTTTTGAGATTCAATTTGTTGAAGATCAGGAACCTTTCTTTGCATTAGGTCAATTACCAGTTTACAAATTAAGAGTAACTCGTTGGGAATATTCTTCAGAAGGACTTAACACAGGAGTGGATTCTATTGACGCTGCTGAAGACAAGTACACATTAAATCAATTAAATTACAAATTTACTTTAGAGAGTGGTCAAGTTGCGTTAGATGGTGAAGGATCAATAATATTAGAGAAAGATTTACCAACAGGTGAACCTGCTTTCTTATTAAACGAAGACTTTACAGAATCAGCAATACAAACACAATCGCCTTATGCGTCAAATACAGATTTAGATACTGAAGCAGGATTTGATACTTCATCTGCTTTAGATGATATACTAGACTTTACTGAAAGAAATCCATTTGGAGATGAGGATAGATAATGTTAGGTAATAGATTTTATAATCAAAGTTTTAGAAAACTAATTATTGCATTTGGACAAGTCTTTAATAATATAGTTATTCAAAGAACAAATAAAACTGGTGGTGTAACTGCTAGAATAAAAGTACCTCTTGCATATGCACCTAAAGAAAAATTTATAGTAAGATTAGACCAACAAGCAAATTTAAATAGTAGAGAATTTGCAACATCATTACCTCGTATGGGTTTTGAAATAAAAGGTCTTAAATATGATCCTACTAGAAAACTGACTCGTGTTCAAAAATATTCACAAGTTAAAACAGGTGAAGATGGTAAGAAAACTGAATTTCATTATACACCTGTTCCATATGACATTGATATGGACTTATATATATTTACAGCAACTGCTGAAGATGGTTTACAAATTGTTGAACAAATATTACCATACTTTCAACCAGATTATACGGTGACTATTAATGCCGTGCCTGCTTTAAATGTTAAAAGAGATGTTCCTATTACATTAGGTAATATCAATTATGAAGATAGTTATGATGGAGATTTTACACAAAGGAGAGCAGTTATATATACTTTAAGTTTTACTGCTAAGACTTATTTGTTTGGACCTATGAACAATCAAGGTGTTATTAAAAAGACTCAAGCAGATTTAGGGGCAGATACGGATCCTAAATTAGCAAGAGAAGAAAGAATTGTGATTATACCAAATCCTGAGAATGCTGATAGAGATGATGACTTTGGATTTACAACTACTATAAACTTCTTTGAAGATAGTAAGAGATATAATCCAAAGACTGGAAGTGATGAGTAAATTGGAAGATAAAGTAAATGAAATATTAGGTGTAGATCACAAAACACCAATCACGGAAAATAATTTTCAACCACCTGTGGAAAGAAAAACAGGTGAAGTAAAAGTAGCAATTGAAAAAGATATTAATACTGATTATGATTATAGTAGAGAGAATTATTATAATCTTATAGAAAAAGGGCAAGAGGCGATACAAGGCATACTTGATATTGCAAAAGAAGGTCAACACCCTAGAGCATATGAAGTTGCAGGACAACTTATCGGACAAGTTGGACAAACGGTTGACAAACTACAAGACTTACAAAAAAAACTTAAAGACTTAAAAGAGTTGCCAAAAACAGCAAACGCAAATATCAAAAACGCTTTGTTTGTTGGATCAACTGCCGAATTACAAAAAATGCTAAATAAAAAAACTGTGGAGACTAACGCAGAAAGAAAAAGTGAAAATGAATCTTTTAACGGCAAAGACATCACACCAGAATAATTTTAAGGAGTCCTGTGGGCGACTTTAAAATTTTAATATTAGCATATTTAATAGGTCATAGTCCTATTGAAACACAACAAACCTTTCAAATGCAAGGTTGGTTTAAAACTATGGAAGAATGTAAAGAGCATTTACTTGAACAAAAACCTGATGGAAGATATGAAGTGATGAACGAGTTTGTTGTAGATGGAGAGTTTAAATGGGACTGGTTAGTTGCAGGTTGTAAAAGTGATACAACAGGAGAAGAATTTAAAGTGTGGCCTGATTACCCTAAAGGCAAACCAAAAGAATTAGAGGGTGTAGATATTGAATTGGAGCATTTTGATATATGATTGAATTAAAAGAAATAAAACAAGATACAGCATTAGTATATGTAGCACAGCATTTATTTCCAGATTTAAATCCTGAAAAAGAAGGTCTGGAAGGTGCAGTTGAAAAGTGGAAAAACTTTCGTGGATTTATGAATGAAGGTTTTTTATTAAAAGGAAATCAGTACAATTATAGAGGTAAATATTTGGAACCATTTAAGGTTCAACCTAGATGGTGGGTAGGATTATATGATAATAATAAAATAGTAGGTGTAGAATATTTTACTTTTAGAGGTAATAAAATGTTCTCTGGATTTTTATATGCTGATACAGAAGAATATGCTAAAGAAATAGTTAATAGATTATATGAACAAGCAAAAGTTACTCTTCCAAAACTTCATATTTGTGAGAGTGTACATATATCAACAAATGATGATTTCTCTATACAATTTAGAGAAGATACAGGTTATAGAGCGTGGGGGTGGATAGATGATAAAGATGTTAAAGGTAATGATTGTAGAATAAGTTTTTTGAAAAAATTGGTAAATGAATGGGAAGAAGAAAAGAAAAATGATAAAACATAATTTTCCATTAGAAAGTTTTGTAGCAGGTTGGTATATTGATCCAAATATATGTGATGATCTTATAGAGTTATTTAAAGAACATAAAAAACATCACAAAGAAGGTGTTATAGGTGGACCTTATAATGTTGAAAAAGATAAAAAAAATTCCACAGATTTAGGTATACACCCTGGTTGGGATGAACCTAGATTTGTGGCATATAAAAACGCATTAAAAGAATGTACTAAATTATACCAAGAATTATATCCTGAAGTAAGAAATTTTCATAAGTTTTCAATGACTGAAGGTGCAAACATACAACATTATCCACCAGGTGGAGGATACTTTGCTGAACATTGTGAAAGAACATCTAGGATGGAAAATCGTTGTCTAGTATGGATGACTTATTTAAATGATGTACCTGAAGGTGGAACGCATTTTAAATATCAAAAGATAACATCACCTGCTAAAAAAGGTTTAACATTAATTTGGCCACCTGATTTTACACATACGCATAGTGGTCAAATTTCTGACACACACAATAAATATATAATCACAGGATGGTTCGGATATAATAGAACAATAGGAATGCCAGATCCAACTGACACTATGGGACAAACAGGATGAGTACAACAGACGCATATTTAGGAAATCCTAATCTTAAAAAAGTAAATACACCAGTTGAATT